TCCTTCAACTGGTCTTCTTGCCGAACTTGAACATTCGGCTCTTGAACGATTTCTGCGGACATTTTCATCTCCTTATTTGCAGAATTGTCATTACCGGAATGTTCCGGCTCAAATGCCCTACCAACTCCAACAGAACTGTCGGCAGGAATGGAAACCATTGAAACCTCAAGAGGTTTGAACTGGTTGACTCTATAAACTGGCTTGTCTTTGTAAGTGTTTTCTTCTTTCGTCATGCCTTGGATTTGGTAGCCAATCGAAACGTTGCCTCGAATGCCGTCAACAACATCTCTGTAAACTTCTTCGGCAAGTGCGCTCTTTGAGAACCGGACTTGCGCCCTGAGTTTGTCCTTGTCCATGTATGCACGTTCAACCACTCCAATTTGTTGTCTGGCGTCATGGTCCAAAAGCAGTGGAGCCTTGCCGCTGGACATGAATTCCATGTCTACACTTCCGGCATTGTGTTCCAGCACCTCGTACCCAAATTCTCTTTCAACCGGATTCGTTGAAGATATGCTCATCATCACTCGACGGTCTGACTCGTCATCCATCATCCGAACTGAACCCATTCGGTACTGAGTCTGAACTGGTAAGTCTCTCGTTTCGACTTCTTCCGCTTCTCGCTCTTCCGGCTCTTCTGCGACTTGTTCCGCTTTGGCGAAGGCAACAATGTACTCGTCTTGCGTTTCTTCAACGTCGATGACATGTCTTTCAGTCATGCTTGTTAGATCCATTCTGCCTTTTGTGCTGAGTGGGTGCTTTTCTGGCAGCAAATCGGTGTCATGCTTGCCACTTCTAAATTTGAGATTTCGTAGGACATACAAAAAACTATTTACTCTGGCATATGCCCACTGTTCCGGTGACTTGACGCTTGGACGAACAGAAACCGGATTGGTTTTATAGGCGCCAACGCCTCTTCTAAAAACCGTCCCAAGTGTCCTGGCGTTTGTTCTTTTTCTGGCATCATCCCCAACTTTTTCGTTGTGTTCGTCCGCCTTGTTTTTTAAGCCTTCCTGAACTGCTCCGGTCAGCGGCTCGGCTCTTTCTTGTTTCTCTGCTGAACTCACGATTTTCTCTGACCAGCTTTTGCCAGCATCTCCACCCCATAGCGCCCAAGCAATTCGTCCGTTGCTTGGATAACCTTTTTCTCCTGGCCTGAATCCTTCCGCTTTTTTGTCAACCTCATGACGAGCAAAAAAGGATTTCATTCTCTTCACGGTTGCCAGTGGTAAACTCTTGCCGTTTGAAATGTCTCTGGCTCTTGCGATTCCGACAGACGTTCCGCCTCGTCCAAATTCTTTTCTCCACTCTAGGCCACGGTTGGCTTCTTCGACCATGCCCTCGGTTGGCTTGTAAGAATCCGCCACTATTCAACCTCTGGCTCAACTGGTCCGTGTGGACTGCCCAAAGGCTCAAAGGCTAGGCTGATTCCGTAGCGTTCCGCCATCAGCTTGTCGTTCTGCATTTGCTGGAAGACTTCCTCAACGTCACGCCCATATTGTCGCGCAACGTCATTCAAGCTTTTGAAGCCATTTCTAACTGCTTCAACCTCTGCCCGAATTTCTTTTGCTGGGTCTACCCAACTGAAGCCTCTGCCTCGGAATTCCAAGGTGTTGGAAAACTTGTCGTATCTGGTGATGGGAATCGGAATGCTGCCGCTTGTCATTGCCATCTTCAGCCACTCTTGAGCAACAGGCTCGCAAAGGTGCTGAATCAAGAAGCTTTGAAGCTGACGGTATAAATCTCGTTCTTCGAGTGCGCCTTGTCGGATGGAAGAGTAGCTGACGCCTTCAAGGTTGTTACTCAGGCTGGTGTAGCTAATCCCCAAACCGGAAGCGATGCCTCGCAAAATGCCTTTGTGAAATTCGGCATAAGCTGAAGTTGGATGGCTAGGATTCCATTCTTGAAACTGCATTCCAGCCGGAAGCTGTTGAATGCTTCCAGGCTCGCCAGACATGATTTGATTGCCGTCTGCTGCCTCATCCCCAATGAAGCCTTCACCATCTGGCGAAACCAAGAACCCCATCTTTGCGGCTGCGGTTCTTGCCGCAATCAGTTCAGCTTCTTCATAACCTGAGAGAATCCTCATTCTCGTCATTGCTGAAGCAAACCAACTGACGCCTCTCGTTTGCTGCGCTCGGTCAGGTAGGTAAATGTGCAGAATGTCGTTAGCGTCAACTCTAGTTCTTTTGTCGCTTCGTCTTTGTCCAAAATTATCGAATGGGTGGCCTTGGCCGAGCTTAAGGTAATAAGCCACTGGACCATCAAACTCATCAAGCTCAACGCCCATCACTACTCTGCGGCCTTGCTGTGCCGTCGTAAAATATTCTTCATCCAAAAAATCGGGTTCAAGAATCTGTAGCGCCAGCCCATCCGTCCAGTTCTTGCCTCTGACAAAGCGAATGAGAATTTCACCGTCTCTGGCGAGTCCCTGAACAACTAGCCTTTGAATATCTAGCCAAGAATGCTTGCGGCTTGCGGAACAACGTTTGCCCCAACGCTTCCAAGCTCGTTCGATGATTTCATTGCCAGCAGCATCCAACTGTCCAACATTTGGCTCGTTGAGGTTTCTTGCTCGGCTTTGTAGCTGAAAACCGTGTTCACCAATGACGTTAGAACTCATCAGTTGCAGGTACCGTCTGGCGTAATCGTCGTTGCGGCAAAGTTCTCTTGCTCTGTCTCGAATACGTCTAAGCGAATACTGAAGTTCTGCATCTGCTGAAGTGGTGGAGCCAATGAAATCAGCCAAGAATCTTGAACCAGCCGCGCCATCGTAGCGCCTTTTCTTGTGCTTTGGACTTGGATTTTCTGGCGCTGCTCTATGCACTCTATCGGTGAGCCACCACATTGCCTCGGCTATCATCCGGCCCTCCTGAACTCAACCTTCACCATGTTACCAGGACGTTTGCCGGAACGTGCGCGAGTGAGTTGTCGCTCTTTGGTGACTTCTTGACGGTAGTAATCGCGCCACTTCATAAGGTCTGTGATTGACAACTTCGTCAGCGAACGATTCCCAATCGAATACTCTTCAACGTCATTGTCTGCCCGACCTTCCAAAAGGCTTTGGATTTTTTCGAGCATGATTTCAGCGTGAGTTCTTGGGTCATGCGCTACGTCCGTGTCTGTTAAGACGTACCACTGGCCTTCGCCAACTTTGATTTTTTCTGAGTCGCTGGTTCGAGTAATCCAAGCTTGCCAATGAATGTGGCCTGTTGGATAGCTTGCGGTTGTGCTGGAAGAGACTTCGATGAAGTATTTGCTGTCTGCCTCGGTTGCGGTAATCGCGATTTCAGCAGACGAAGAACCGTGAGAACGTCCGTAATAGGTCAGAGAGTAGCTGTCTGGTGGGTAGTCAACAGCCAAGTCATCTCTGCGCCATAGCCAGCGTTCGCCAGCGACTAGGCGTTCCGGTTCAGTTGTGGGGTAATTTGTTCGGTCGAAGGAATTGGTTGCCATGCGCTACAAATAGCATGGCTAGTCAAGGCGGGATGTTCAGACTGTTACTTTTGTTTCTTTTGTTAATTTAGCGAGGCAAACAAGTCTAAACAGTTGGAATGGCTTTCAATCCGCCAGCGTCCGCCAACCTTCATTGATGGAACTCGTCCAGCTTCACACCATCGGTAAACCGTCATTGGTGTGACATCAAGCTCATGAGCTACTTGTTTTGGCGTGAGGTATCTTTGAGGATTTGGTCTTCTTCGCATTCTAAAACCTTTGAATCCAGTTGTTTGGTCTTCGCGTAGGTTTCAAAGTTCTTCTTCTTTGTGGCTCCGGTGATTCTGGAATCGTTGATTCCACTTTTTCGGTGATTTTAGCAGTTCTTTCCAATCTTTTCCAATCTCGAATGTTTAGCGAACTAAGTGCTGCTAACGCATAAACCAAACAGTCCAAAGCTTCGTTGCGTGGTCTGATTTTAATCCATTCGCGCCTTGGAAAGCCTTTAGTGTACCGAGTAACGATTTTCTCAGCGGTTAATTGGGCAAAGTATTCCTCATCCAAGTGTTTAGGAAAACGCAACGCTTCTGGTCCGCTTGCTATTCTGAGCCTTCCAAAAATCGACTGTTTGATGGTATCCACACCAACCGGAAACAATTTGATTCTGCCGGAATTGTTGCGGCTGGGTCTGCCAATTGGTGGCTTGCCCTCGCCACCTACGCCTTTGATTGCATAGATTCGCGCAGTTGTTCGGCTTCTGACGAATTCATAAACCGCTTGCGTGTAGTGTCCACCGGAGTCGATACAAGCGGCTTGAACTGGTAATTCGTGATTATCCGCACAACGCCAGCGTTCTCTCAGAAGTTTGTCGAGCTGCAACCAAGTTTGCGGTGCTGCTGGGTCAGAGTGCAAAATCTGATGGTCTAACACAAAGCCTTCGTTGTCCTTGCCAGTTCCTAAGAACGTTACTTCTAATCGGTCATCTTGAACGTCCACTCCTGCGGTAATCACCAAAACGTCTGCTGGCGCTGGTGCCTTGAAGACTTCTCGACGGTTGTACAAACCATGCTCGTCAATCGTTTCGCCTTGGTCTTCCCATGTTTCAGCTAAATAAACATTCGTCCAAACCTTCAGCCGCTCTGGGTCACTCTTGACTTCCAGAAATCTAGTCACCGCATCAACCAGACTGACCCAAGGCGAGTATAAGCCGCTGAGATGATAGCCTTTGGTTTTTCGGTGCGGATATTGTTCAACCCACTTGCCAGACTGCAAACTGGCAAGCCTCTGGCCTTCTGTCCAACTCGTTTCGCATTCCTGGCAAACGTAGTGTGCAGTGTCCGGCTCGTTGTGTTGCCAACGGACGTTTGACCACTTCAGCACTTGCAAGGCTTCACAGTTTGGGCAAGGAACTTGGAAAAAGGCTTGTCGAGAATCCGCAAAAGCTTTTTCAATGCGGCTGACGCCTTTCAAGGTTGGGGTGCTGGTTAGAAGAATTCTGCGAGAATGGGCAAAGGTGACGGTTCTTTGAATCGCTAAGTCTACTGGGTCGCCTTCGATTCCTGCCGAATGTTCAAAACGGTCAATCTCATCAGCAACTAAAAGACGAATGGCCTTGGAAGCCAGAGCAGTTGCGGTTGTGGCTGGTGCCAACGTGAGCCTTCCGCCTACAAAACTGCGGTGCAGCAAGGTGTTCTGCTTGTCACCTCGCTTTGGGTCTTCAATGATTCCTTCAAAACAGTCCGCATTGGCAAACAACGGTTGCAGTCTGTCCTTTGCAAACTGCTTGGCAAATTCGATATTCGGTAAGAGTAGCAGGATTGGGCATGGGTCTGACGCAACATGATAACCCAACAAAGACAAACAAGCTTCTGTCTTTCCGGTCTGCGAGGCAAACATCAGAACAACGGTATTTGTTCCGTCATCAAAGGCTCGCAAAGGTTCGCGCAGGTAAGGCGTTCGGGCTAGTGAGTAATAACCAGCCTCTGCCGCTGATTCATGCGTTAGCTTCCTGTTGGTTTCCGCCCAAGTCGGTATGTCCTGCTGAACTGCTGGCTTCCAATTCAGCAAGCTGCTCTGCAATCGCGCTACTAACGCCCATTGACCTGAGTCTTGTGGCAATATCTGTTGATGCAATTTCGGATTGGATTCGATTGATTCCATCAGTGAGTATTTTTTCAACTATTCGGTATTCAGATTGACCAAGCAACAAAGGCGAGAGTCTGGTTGGCATGGCTTGAAGTTGGGATTGTACAGATTCAAGAATGTTGACCAGCAGCTCAGTCGCAAAAGAAATGTCTACAACCTGACCTTTGGCAAGCTTCAACTT